ATTCCAGGCATACTTAGCATGCTTCCTCCAGTTGGCAAGAGAAACAGTATGCGACTTTCCACAATGCTTATAATCAATAAGAAAATTGTTCTTCATCGCATCACCCTTCCTCATACCACGACCAGAATTCTTTACAGCCTTAGCACCATCCTTCTTAATCTCTTCCTTCTCAGTACGCTTCATCCAACCAGCACCTTAGAAGAAATCTCGCCATGCTGCACATCAGACAAATTGATGTTACCAGCCCCATTCCACTTCTCTTCACCATAGTAGAACCAAGCACCACGACGCTCAATGATCTCCATCTCAACAGCAATATCAATCAACTCACGTAACGAATCAAGACCGCCCTGCTGAGGAAGAACATAATAATGACCAGACGTACCAATAGAAGCACGCTGCTTAGTTTTCTCAACACTCCAAGCAACCTTCTGAGAAGTAATCATCCTCGCATTATCCCGCTCCATCTCAGCCTGAGACATCGACAAAAACAATTTGATAATGTTATGCATATTATGATGCACCGTATTGCCATACTTGCCACGCAACGTAGGATACATGCCGCTCAAATCTACCATCTGATGCGACACGAATAACATCATGTTGCGTTCCTTATGCAAATAGTTAACCAGCTTTTGAAGGAAATAACCCTGTGACCTAGCAGCGAGACCCAAAGCCTTACCGCCATCAGGCTTAGCATAAAACTCATCCTTCATCAAATTAGACAGAGAATCCACCAAATAAATATGCTTCTCATCTCTATCCTCCAACAACGGAGTAATCGTCTTAAGAATATCCTCAATAACAGTACCCTGCACAATGATAGGGTCACTAATATCAACCCCACACTGCTCAGCATACTGATCCTTATATGAAAACTCAGAATCAATAATGACAGGTCTAAAACCTCTCTTCTGAGCTTCAGCAATAATGTGATAACACATTGTTGTCTTACCTGCTGAGGGTGTACCCCACAGCAAATGCGTCATACCTGAATACAATCCTCCACCCAACGCGCGGTTTAAACCCACCGAAGGTGTTGGAATAATCTCATACTCAGGCATATGATCGCCTTTTCTTTTATCAATCACTAACATTTATACTCATCCTCCTACAATAGTCAATAGTATCAATAATATCTTCTGCGCCATCAATTTTATATCCCGTATCCGTTTTAGAGATAGGGGCGGGCTTGATAGCCACCCACTTGTTACTCATTTTGCTCAATTTCTGAGCATACCTCTTGTACAAAAATGGAAATATAACAATCTTATGAAATGCTTTACCATCCCACACATATACACATGCCATCATTGTACCCTTGGAAGTCTTAAAGGCACGAACATTCATTATGCGTGCCAAAGCCTTAACGCTACTCATATCGCCCAAACCATGCTCATACAACCATGCATGATCATGATCCAAGCCTTTCCTTACCATATTCATAATAGCGAAAATATCACTATCAGAATCATTCGCATCACCATAGCAATGCAACGACTTATCGCCAACCAAAGCATATACATAATCACGCTTTTTTAATTCATTATCCAAGTCGGCAAATACAGCAAAAGAACCTGTTTGATCTTCAAATTCTATTCTAACATACCTAGGCGTTCTCTTAATGGAACGAACCACAGCCTTTACAAAATGTGTTTTGCCATCATCTTCATCCACATCAACAGCAGGCGTTAATAAATCATCATAGTCATCCTCTAACGCTTCCCTAATCGGAAACCCCAGCAATGGCATATAATACTTAGCATGCTCATACTCAGAAATATGATTCAAAGATGCCAACGCACCAACCTTGTCCAAACTATCTAAAACATTACTCCGCAATTTCGACTTCTCGCAACGACCAACCATTTCATCCAGAGAATAAAAAGGACGCTTATACATTATTTCATTAATAGTGCTAGTGCCTATGCCGTCAATATTGGATAATCCAAATCTGATAGACCCACTATCGGAATAGTCAACCGAAAAGAACTCTTCTGAACTATTAACATCAGGAGGTTGAATCTCAATACCTAACCGTTTCGCTTCCAGCAAATAAGCAGTGATCCTTTCCCTACTAGACTCGTTATACAGCAGTGACCAGCAATACTCCAGAGGATACATCAACTTCAACCACATTGTCTGATACGACAAGATAGAATAAGCTACAGCATGAGACTTGTTGAACATATACAAAGATGACACTTCAAAGTCATCCCACAGTTTCTGAGCCTCTTCTTCCTCCAATAAGTTATTAGAAACAAACTTATCGCGATACTTTTCAAATTCTAGAATATCTCGCTTCTTACCAATTATCTTTCGCAGCGTATCTGCCTCTGACCAATCAAACCCAGCCAAAAGTACTACGGCCTGCATTAACTGTTCCTGAAATATAAACGTCCCATATGTTTCTTTCAAGATCGGTTCCAACACTTCATGCTGATACGTTACCTTACTCTGACCTGACCGCCTCTTAACAAACTTATCCCCCTGAGTTAGAAGCGCACCCGGCCTAACCAGCGCATTGGAAATAAACAAGTCTTTAAAGTTATCACACGGCATCCTGTCCAGCAGCCCACGGTATGCCGCAGCATCAGCCTGGAACACACCAGTAGTCTCACCAATATTGAACTGCTCATATACAGCAGCCTCATCCAAAGCAAGGGAATCATCTTCTATGATTTTTAATGTCTCATCATCCCACTTATATCTTTCCTGAATCTTACTGAGACAATCCTTCACAACTGAGACCATCTTAAGTCCCAATATATCAATCTTGATTAGCCCCATTCTCTCAGCGTCTTCCATATCGAACGCCGTCACATCCGTTCTGTGGTCCGCTGTGGACTCTTTACGGGATTCAATAGGGCAAACCTGCCAGAGAGGCTTAGAGGACACCACAACGCCCGCTGCGTGCATTCCAGCAGTACGCACCCGCCCCTCAAGCCTTTCGGCAACCGGGCGAACATCAACATATTTGTTACAGAACTCTCGCACCTTAGCGCTGCGTTCCATCTCATCAAGAGACTCAAACAACTGTGTGATCCCATTAATCTCGTTATAATCTACTCCAAACACCCTAGCAACATCTTTGACAGCAGACTTAGCTTTGAATACACCAAAGGTTGAAATAGATGCAACATGATCCTCCCCCCATTTATCCTTAAGATACTGTTTCACTTCGCCACGACGCTTATCCTCAAAATCCAAATCAATATCAGGATAATCATTACGCTCAGGATTAATGAATCTAGAAAAAAGCAATCCATGCTTAATCGGATCCACCTTAGTAATATCTAACAAATAAGCTAACAGAGACCCCCCGACAGATCCTCTTCCAGGCCCTATACCGATATTGTTATTTCTAGCCCAATTAACAAGATCCCAAATGATTAAGAAATAATCCGAAAACCCAGTCTGCTCTATAACAGCCAACTCTTCTTCCAAGCGAGACTTATACTCTTCTCCAAGATTTAGACTAAACAAAGAGGTCTCGGAAATCTCTTTCAGATACCATGTGGAATCAAACTTGTCATTGTATTTTGGCAACAAATAACTTTTAGTCTTCAATTCAGCATTGCACTTATCTGCAACTTCTAATGTGTTTTCTAAAACATCAGTATTGTAACCCTTCGACGCAAATAGATCCCTCACATCACTGGCTGTCATAATCCACGGCTGAATGTCATCGAAACGCAAACGTCGCTCCGGATACATTTCATTAATCTTTGTAATCAAATCAACACCACCATGCGTGGCACAGTCACTATGATCTGAAGCATATCGCTTATCAGCAGCATTCATAGATGAATACTGAGCTAAAGTTAACAACACTTCCTCAATGCCTGCATCATCTTTAAAAGGATAATGACAATCAAGAGTTGGAACCACAAGCTTTCCATAAGACTGCGCCAGACTTATAAGACCGTTATTTATTTCCTCAGGATTCCAAGACTGAATCTCAAAATAGAAGTCATCGCCAAATATGTCGATGAACTTCTTAGTCAATCTCTCCGCTCGAGCACTATCGCCACTCTCTATCGCCTTAGCAATTGCGCTACCACGGCATCCAGACAAAGCTATAATATCATTCTTAGCTACCTGCTCCAGCATAGCAAAGTCCATTCGAGGCTTATAATAGAAACCATTAGTCCAAGCATCTTTATTCAACTGAAACAGTTTAGTTAGCCCCTCATTATTCTTAGCCAACAATATCAAATGAAAACGTTCAGCCTTAGCGTCCATATCGTCATTCGCTATACTAGGCGTAAAATAAGCCTCAATCCCAAAAATAGGCTTAACATTCTGAGCATTGCAGGCATCTTGAAACTTCAAGACACCAGCCATACTACCATGATCAGTAATAGCCAAAGATGTTTGACCATTAGTAGACGCCGCCTGCGCCATCTCTGACGGCGTAGACATACCATCTAGTAAGGAATATTCACTGTGAGCATGCAAGTGTACAAAATCAGTCATACAAAGCGCACCAAGTCAGTTAACTCCATAGGGGAAATAACCTTTACCTTGATACCGCCCTCACTTAACAATGCAATAGCATCATCGTGAGTATATTTAGCCATAGCGTACACTTCCTTCACACCCGCATTAATCAACGTTCTGGAACAGAACACACAAGGAGTGGTAGTCAAATACATCCTGCAACCGTCAGTGCTGACACCATTCTTAGCAGCATTAAGAATCGCATTCAACTCAGCATGTACCGCTCTACACTTCTCCCAACTCTTTCCAGACTCCCTGCTCCTGCAACCATCGCCACAATGAGCCGTACCCCTTGCCGCCCCGTTATATCCAGTAGATATGACATGCTTAGTGTCAATATCAATAATCACACACCCCACTGCCCTAGACGGACACGTAGACCTAGTAGCTACCAAAGTCGCCATACGAAAGAAATAAGTATCCCACTCTGGCCTCTCTGCTACCCCATCTATGTTGCTAGTACCCACAATCACACATCCTTTCTAAAAATCAACTTGTTATAGGGGATATCCCATTCATGCAACCACCGCTCTGTTACTTCTTGAAATTTTGGATCCCTATCCGTAAACAATTCAATATCAAAACCTTTACCAAACCACTCATTAATAAAATGCCAAGCATCAACATAAGGCATTACATTTAGTAAAGACACCTCAGTTGCCGCAGAAACATCTTCTTCCGAATCCACAACCATTTCATCTAGATCGAATCTAAATATAGAACCCATTCTCAACCCTTCTAAGCAATGCGGGGAGAGGATCTCTCCCCTCCCCGACACCACTTCATCTTATATCTTTACCAACCACCACCGGATGAAGCAACCTCACCCGTAGTGAAAAAAGCCTCCTGCTGTGCGTAAGGGATAACTTTATAAACATTATCCAAATCATGCATCTGGAGGTTAGTGATAGCCTCAGGCTCATCCGCACTCTCTAACGGAATCAAAGTATAACTAGTGTCCTGTGGACCGCTTCCAGTCCGACTAAACTTGTAATACCTATCCGTAATAGTTCCATACGTCTCAGCATATTCAATAATAGTCTGACCAATATGGCGAGGATTAGTAAGCACAGTCTCAATAATTCGAGGCTCCCACTTACCCGGCTCAATTTCAACCGCAGCATTAATCAACAAAACAGGTCGCGGCTTCCAACGCTTATCATTACCCATCTGCTCCGTAGCCCAACAGCGATAGTTTGAATCTGCTGAACCAGCGGTACTCATTGCCTTATACTTCCAATTAATCGGGGAAGTGACAACAGGAACAACTACACTAGTACCAGCCTCATCATTATGGTTAGCACCATCCTCTGTAAGCTCCTGACGAAAGCGAACCTTGTAGTTATCTCCATCACGCAAGTAAATAAACCGCTTACCCGCTCCAGAAGAACCACTAGAGTCCTCAATCGTCTTCTTCATATCTGCAAGTGTACTATAACTTTTCATATTTTTTTTCTCCTATTCAAATAGTATTGTTTTTTTGTTTTTAATTATGTTGTATATTTGTTTGCTATTCAAGTCGGCAGCATCTTTGAAATTCTCTGGACATTCTGCCAGATATATATCCTTTCCGCGCGCCCTCACCATTATAGCATTCTTCATGGCCCTACCCGCGTCATCATTATCGGGGATTACAATTATGCTGTCAAAGTAGTTCTTTAACAACTCCATCTGATCCTCTGTAATAATAGCGCCAAGAGTCGCCACGACATTAGGGTAGCCTGCTTGATGTATTTTCATAGCATCCAGACTACCTTCCACAACTATGACCTCATCAAAAGATTTAGCATTGCATAAGTTATACAAGATTTTACTCTTAGGAAAACCAGTGCTATACAAATACCTTGGTGCCTGATCATTAGTAATCGCTCTGCCTATCAACCCAACCAACCTGAAAAATTGGTCTCTTGCTGGAATAACAATCCTGTTTTTAGTGGACGAAAAACCTACCTCAAAATGAGTCAATGTATCTAAATCAAAACCCCTATCTATTAGAGGTTGCAACACTGAGTCATCAATATCGTAATCAATTTTGCAGTTACTCATCTGCTTATCAATGTCTTCTACAAACTTGACTTCCTGAACATCATTTAGAATCTTATCAATATAACTTTCCGATACATGATTATCAGATCTATAGTCTTCATTCAATAGAAGCTTCTTCAATGAACGTATTCCACCCCTCTGATTACACTCAGGGTTAAAACACTGCCACAACCCTGTGTATCTATTAATAGAGAAAGACGGCGTATTCATATTAGAATGAAATGGGCAATAAGCAACTATTTCAGTGCCCATTTCGCTGATTATTGAAACAGCGCCTCTATGAAGAATATCCTTTATCGAAGTCTCAAGCGATTGCATTTACTGTATAGTCGAAATGCTCAGTAGAGGGGTCATACGACCACTGGAACTTACACTCGACTACCTCCACTCCAGTCTTTTTTAATTCCTCAGTTATTTCATCCGAAATCCAAGACTTAAGCCTAATGATAGCTTCAACATCCTTAGCAACACCAGTATAGTAATAGTGGCGCTTATCTTTCTTCGAAATATCAGACACCCCATTCCTCCTTCCACTCACCAGTGTTCAAATCCCAATTCAAATAGAACCCAAAATGAGTCGAACGACGTACTTTTCTACTCACCACCTGGAATATGCTAGAGTCCATCTCCCTATGAAGGGACAACACTAAGTCTGCATCATATGCCAACTGCTTACTCCAAGCAACTTCCTCCAACTCAGGTGGGCGCTCAGAGTGACCATCCTGCATAGTAACAGCAGCCACATCAATAATAGCAACATTATTCTTAACCGCCATGCGCTTGAAAGCCTTAGACAGATTCTTGGCCTTCTCAGTTTCAGACTTAGCACCACTAGCATCATCAAACAAACCATGATAATCCAAAATCACTAAGTCTGGACTATACTGATCAATCTTCGCTTGAACCATGTGCTGATCTGCAACATCCAATCCATCTGACGTAATCAAATAGAACGGATGCATATCTGTAAAGGTATCCTCAGCCCATTTCTGATACGAATCTACAACCTCCGCATTAGGCCTAACAAGATCAGAATGCGTGAAAAAGCCCCTGCCCTTATTAAGTAAGGTATCAATCCTCTGAGACTCTTGCTGCTTATTCATCTCCAAAGAGATAATCATTGGACGATAACCAGCCAGCCAAGCATTAACGGCAAACAAACGAGCAACAAAGCTCTTGCCTACTCCTGTCCAGCCAAGCAAGATAACAAAATCCCCTGCTTGCCATCCACCAAACTCAGCATCAATAACCGATATACCGCTAGGTACACCGACTATACCATGATTATCAGTTTCGGATAAGGTTTTTAATTCGCTTACCCTCTCCCGCCACTCACCACTTAAATCAGTATCCTTTAGATTTGTACTTTCTTTAATCAGCTTATTCGCATTAGATAGCATAAAGTTTAAAGCGGTCTTAGGACCGCCATTCTTGAGCATATCATGCGTATTGACAATCAACTCTCTTGTCTGAACAGCCATAGATTCCGCTCTAGCCTGTTCAATGTAATAACCCAAAGGCTCAGTTGTTGTAAGATACTCAAAGTCGGGAAAGTGAGCCTTTATCTCTGCTTTAGCGGGTATCTTGTTATGCTTGTCGTAATGACTCGATATGAAGGACCATACATCCTTATAATTAATAAAGACCCCACCTATATTTTCACTCTGACATGAAATATAGTCTCCCGAATCTAATACTGCATTTAGTAATTTAACTTCATAATTCACTTCGCTGATCCATTCTCTCTTTTGTCTTTTCAACAATCGAACGAAACTTTTCTCGTGACTCCCTTTCTGTTATAGCCTTCTGAACTATCGATGGTACTTCCATAGCGAAACTAAATACCAATACAGGGCTACAACACTTTTTCATATATTCGTTAGCGCACGCTGCTAAATCATCATACCTATAGGCGTCTATCAAGCTCTCCGCTACCGCTTCTTCTCTTCCCAAATCTGGAAGAAAGAACTTACCGGCTTCGCTTGATAACTGCCTCAACAACTTTATCAGGTCCGCACCAGTTTGATTCTGAGACATCACTTATCCTTTTCCAAGAACTCATCAACATGTCTAATCTTGACATTCCCGCATACACACCCACCGATGGCAACCTTACCATCGAAGTTTCTGAATCGGTGACAGCACTTATCATGCACGGAACTCTTACTGAGCACTCCATACAAATAGCTTTGGCGCTTTCAACTTCAACCATAGAATCGCTAGTCCACCAATAAGGGTTGCTATGATCCCTGCATAAAGCAGATAATCGCCAATTCTCAAACGCATCACGCTCATCCAACAGTACCCTTATCTATTTCCGCAAGCTTAGCTTCAAGTTGCGCATCAACGGTTTCCCATAATTTATTCCACAACTTATCATCCTGCGGATCGCCGGCAATTTTAGCACCAGCATCTAAACGCATCGACTCGTAGTTTCCTAAATTCTTAGTAATCCCAATAGATACCCAAACATGATTATCTTCACTGCTAGTCATGATATTCCCTTCTTCGCTTCTCTGAGCTTGGCACTCAGATCTCTACGTGAGTATACACGATCCTTCAACGGTCTTCCGACCTTTCTAGAATTAAAAAAAGACTCTATGTTTCTAACATCTTCAAAAGTATAGTATCGGTATTCATTGTTACTATATTGAAAGCGGCTGGCGGCAGGCAGTAGGCCAGAAGTTTCACACTTCCTTATAGTGCCTACTGTCCTGCCAACCATTTTTGCCACTTCTCCAATTATAAATATACGCTTACGAAATAAAGCTGAACCTTTGTAGTCCTCAAGATATTCGTCCCCTGTATCAAGACGCTTGAATAATACTTTGCCATCTCTCTTAAGGTATCGAATGGCCTTAACGACTACATTCTCATCCATATAAAAGCCCTTTACTTGGACGTTTATTTGATTATTTATTTTGTCTAGTTCGCTCATCGATAATACGCTTATATAACCTTTGCTTATCTTCTTCCCATTTTTCTACGTATGGCTCTACACGCCAACCACATATCAAACATGATAGTTCTATCGTACTCCTGAATCGTGCCCCTTCTAAAATCTTGCCACTACAGTGAGGACACTTAATATGCACTTTGATATGCGGTGCTTTATTCACTAGCTTACCATAGAAGCGTTAGACGGATCGCCCATCTTGCTGGCTACAATGCTCTTAACAGCCGAAATTGCAGCACCCATTGCAGCGACACCAGCGGCCTTAGACGATGATAAGTCACCAACTGTAAACACAGCCAAAAAGGCCTGTGCCGCGGTCCAAATTGCCCGCTCTAAAATATCTTTATATAAACTCATATTGTTATCCTCCTAGTCATCTAGCCAACATGTATATTCAGCCGTCACAATACCCCTTTCGGGATGCACAAATTGTAAGTGCTGCGACGGTCTGCCTACTGCGGCTAGTGTTTCAATAGCATATTCATTAGTAGACTCAGGACTACCCGAGATCCTACATTGGACTGTATTGAATGTCATCTTAGTTGGCGTATGCCAATGTCCAAGCATGACATCTTTAAAGTCCTCTTTGATCGCTCCAACCTTCCACCCAAATATCTTTTTCTGAAATGGGTAGAAAGACGAGAAGCTTCTAAACTGGTCTCCATGACATAGCAAGCAACTATACTCACCAATTCTGTCAATAGCATACCAGTTTCCTTCACCTCGCCCATCAGGAATGTCGAAAGTAATTCTTTCTTCATTCTTGTAAACAAGGTCCATGATCCTATAAAGCATTCTATCTGCATTAGTTTCAGGATCGTGATCTTTCCTCTGCCTACCGCCAATAGCGCCATGATTACCAATGACAGCGGTTACAGTTACATTCCTAAAATTAGCCAACATCTTATCAAAGAATGATGTCATAATTCTAGGTCCATCAATAGTGACTTGACGATACAAGCCTCCATCAACAAGAAAACTCTGACCGGGGAATATTAACTCTCCCTCAACGATATCGCCAAGCACCCAAACATGAACATCTTTCACTGGGTGATCCGCTCGCTGAATCTCAGTCAGAGAAACGACTTTATCGGCATATTTATTAATTCTTTCTTCACAGATTAAAGAATCATAATCAGGTGTTACCTTAGCCAACTGCCAGTCTGCTAAGACTGCCACAGCCACCTCTTCACCTTTAGTTCGCCTGTCATTTACAGGCGAAGGTGTTGATGGCACCTGATACTTGGATG